ACAGAAAAAAAGTGTGTTAATATTACAATGAGCGTTGGTTACTTGGAAATCGTTATGGGTCCTATGTTTTCAGGAAAGACCACAAAATTAATTGAAACATTCTACCAACTCAAGCGTGATAGTCTACGCATTCGTGTCATTAATTATTCATTAGATACACGATATGACGATAAAAATTTATCTACTCATGACCAATGGAAGATCCCTTGTGAATTTGTCTCTGACTTGAAGAGTCTTGACGTATCTGAAGATGATATTATCCTTGTAAATGAAGCTCAATTCTTTCCTAATTTGAAGGAAACAGTATTACAATGGGTTGAAAAAGAAAATAAAGATGTTCGTTTGTATGGCCTTGATGGTGACTTTCAACGGAAACCATTCGGTGAATTATTAGATTTGATTCCCTATTCAAACAATATTTTCAAACTTTACGCGCGTTGTCATTACTGCCAAGTCCCTGCTATTTATTCCCATCGTGTTAGTCAAGAAAAAGAACAAGTAGTTATTGGTTCCGACAATTATGTTCCTTTGTGTCGTCAGTGTTTTGCTACCAAGTAATATTATCTTATTATCATTATCATTTCTCATTCAATGTATTACGTATTTGTAATACATTGATAATGTCTAGTTGTTGTCCTTTTTTAAGGACGGTTTTGGTGGAAAAACTTGCTTCCGTATTTTATTTTTTTTACTTCGATACTTCAATTGTGTAATATCAAATTTGGTATGCATAAAACCACAATTATATTTATCGTGTAGTTGATTCAATATATCAATGTCTTCTTTCAATGTCAAATCCATTTGATGATTGATAAGGGGGTCAATCAATGAGTTAGTCATAAAATTTCGATATAGATCATAATGAAGAATAGATTCATTTTTTCCAATGGGATAACAATGAGTGACAATGGTTTTAATCAAATGTTCGTTTGCCTTTACACGTGTTACTGTAGTGTCAGGTAGATGAAATTCATTTTCTACAGTAACAAATTTTGAATTTCCTAATATAGAAGATATACTACTTGTGCTTGCAGTATAATGAAAGATGGTTTTGCCGCTATATTCAGAAATATCTTCATAGTTTATTTGAAACGGAATAGGACTTCGTTGATTACCAAACGAATGAACATAACTAATATGCATCATGTCTAACACATTCTCGGTGACCAATGATGCTGGTCGATTTAAATGTCTTTTTCCATGAACACGTGTAAATGCTGGGTCAGATGCTTCTGGGGGCACATAAATAGTGTGATTATAAAATGTTCCGCGATTTGTATGAATATCTTGGAAGGGTTGTATATAAATATCACTATTAATTTCACACACAGAAAACCGATTAGTTCCTACTGTTCCCATTTTTGTTTCTGGACATCCAGGTATCTGATTTACAAGTCCATTTTTATATTCCCAACCATGGTAGGGACACTGAATACAGTTGTTAGCCAGTAATTTTCCTTGACTAAGAGATGCTCCACGATGAACACAAATATCACTAATAGCAACTACTTTTCCATTATTCTTTCGATAAATACAAATAGGAAAATCATTGAATATGAACTTTTGTGGTTTTGTTGTAATATCTACACTTTTTGCTACTTTCCAATACATTGGTAAAATATGATTATTCACTATACTTGGCATAGTGGTTATCTTATAACATTGAATAAATTCCCAACTTAATAACGATAAAATAAAAATAACAAACATACTTGTATACAAAAAATAATATTTAAATAGTTTACAAATTGAATCGTCGTCGCTAATTCGTTCGTAAATTTCCTGAATATTTAGAAAATTTACAAATCATATAAACATTTCAATTTATATTATTTTATGGGTTTCATGAATATTCCTTTTATTATTTTTGGTGTAGTTTGTTTACAGCAATACGTAGTAACACAGGCATTTCTACCTAGATTAAATACAATCAATAAGGTCAAGTGTCTGTATATGTCAGAAGGAACTGATATCAAAGACTTGTTAGGAGCAAATAGTGGAGAACCTTGGATTTATAGTGATTTATTCACAGAAGCGAAATTAAAGTTGATAGAAAGCATTTCCATTGCAAATGATGGTAAAAGTGCACTAGTTGTGGACAATACGCATTTAGGTAACCAAGTTAACCCGCAAAATTTACATTATGTAAAACTTATTCCCGGAAATTTGAACCAATTGATGGATACCTTAGTGAAACACGATATTCATATTCAAGGATTTCCCGAATATACAAATAGTATTACCTCTTTGCTTGACAAAGTAGGAGGTGCCTTTTTAAATGTCTGTTTGTATGTTACTGTATTTACTCTAGTATCTAATTTTCTTCTCTATCTCAATCAGCAACGTCCTAACGGTGGTATGAACATGCTATCGCAATTTGATAATAACAAGTTTGAAGTGTTGTCTTCCATTAATACTAATGTTACCTTTGCTGATGTTGCTGGTTGTGATGAAGCAAAATTTGAATTAATGGAAGTTGTTGATTTTTTGAAAGACAAAGATAAATACATAAAAGCAGGAGCCAAAATTCCTCGAGGAGTTTTATTGGAAGGTAATCCAGGAACAGGTAAAACATTGCTAGCCAAGGCCGTTGCAGGTGAAGCAGGGGTTGCGTTCATTAGTGCAAGTGGTTCCGAATTTATCGAAATGTTTGTTGGTGTGGGTGCATCACGTGTTCGCAATTTATTCGAAGAAGCCCGTAAAAATGCCCCTTGTGTCGTATTTATTGATGAAATTGATGCTGTAGGAAGACAACGGGGTGCAGGTATTGCGGGAGGAAATGACGAACGTGAACAAACATTGAATCAGATTCTAACCAATATGGATGGATTTTCAACAGCAGATGGTATTATTGTATTAGCCGCTACAAACCGTATTGATATTCTGGATAATGCGCTTACCCGACCAGGACGATTTGACAGAAAAGTGAAGGTTCCATTGCCTGATATAGAAGGAAGAAAATCCATTTTCAATGTCCATTTAAAAGACAAATATTTGGACTCTTCTGTGGACATCAACGAATTGTCCATATTAACCACTGGATTTTCCGGAGCAGATATTGCGAATTTGGCTAATGAAGCCGCTATTTTCTCTGTTAGGAAAAATCAAACACACATTGATCAAAAAACTATGTTGGATGCCTTTGAAAAAGTCACGGTGGGACTAGTATCGAATGTACAAGTAAAAGATCCCAATGTAGTAAAGTTGGTAAGTTTCCATGAAACAGGACATGCGTTAATGGCAGCGCTGTTTTCTGATTTGTTTGACCTTCGAAAGGTCACTATCAATGAAAATAAAAATGGTATGGGTGGATATACTTTATTTACTCCCAAAGAACGGTTTTTGAAATATGCTACAAAAAAGTTTATGTTGGCAAATCTAATTGTTGCAATGGGTGGGCGTGCGGCAGAAGTATATTTGTATAGAAAAGACCGAAAGGATAGTAAACTGGATGACCTTGTATTTGAACATTTCCATGATCTTGACATTACTACTGGCGCTTCAAATGATTTGATGCAAGCAAATAAATTAGCAAGAAATTATGTAACTCAATATGGGTTTGGAGATAATATTGCTTGTTATGATGACAATAACCCAGATATGCCGTTTGTTGGACGTATTGTAGGTAGTGGAGGAAGTCGTATGAGTGAAAATAGTAAATGTGATATTGATTCTCAAGTATCTATGCTTGTGAATTTCGCATACCAAAAGGCCTTCCAACTAATTACAGAAAATAAAGCAGCGTTTTTAGAGATTGTTTCCTGTTTACAAGAAAAACGGGTATTAAACGGGGAAGAAATTCAATATATTATTGCAAACAATGGGGAATGTAATATTCCTGAACATACACCAAACAGTTCTTATACTGTTCTTCCGTAATTGTTTTTCAAAACAATATAAAATAAAAAAGATACTTTATTCATATAGGTTATCTTTTATTATGAGCGAACCACCAGTGATAAAAAAACGAGGAAGAAAGAAGAAAGAAGAGACAGAGGTTACTGTAACTACTCAAGAAAAACCAGCAGAACCAAAGAAAAGAGGTCGCAAACCAAAAGGAGGAAAGTTGTTATTGAACGACCAATTGCCTCAAAATAATACTCCTAGTGTAGCCAACGTAATTCTACATTTAAAATGCTCTATGAAAGATATTAATGAAAATTTGGAACAAGAAATGGTTAATCCATTACAATATAATCCTGTTGCACCCCCCACTATCAAGGCATATGAGCCTGTTGAAACCTCTCATTTTGCCGATTATAACCAAATTAAAGAATCACAAACAGATATTGTTGCGTATCCCGACAATCCAACTACTGGTTATACTTGTGTAAAATGTAAGAAAGAAAGTAAACCTGAAACGGAAGATGACGATGATATTAGTGAAAAAGATTTGGATTCTAAATTGAAGGAATTGAAATTGATGTTTTATCGAAATAATGTTCATGATAAGCGTTCTGCTTGTTTTTGGTGCACTTATGATTTTGATAATCAACCTTGTTATATACCCAAATATGAAATGAATAATGAAGTTTTTGGCTACGGTTCATTTTGTAGACCCCCTTGTGCCGTTGCTTATTTGATGAAAGAGAATATTGATGATTCAGTAAAATTTGAACGGTATCAACTATTGAATCAGATTTATGGTAAAATTTATAATTACAAACAAAATATTAAACCTTCTCCCGACCCGTATATGCTATTAGAAAAGTATTATGGAAACATGAATATTAAAGAATATAGAAAATTATTGAACTCCGACCATATTTTGATGGTTGTTGAAAAACCCATGACACGTTTACTACCAGAATTACATGAAGATAATGATGATAGTAAAAAAAATACATCGTATCAGCAAACAGGTATGTATAAGGTGAAAAAACAAAGTGAGAAGTCAAAAGGACCCACTAAAAATGAAATTCTAATGGAAACATTTGGAAAATGAGTTAAAAAATTTGTTTGTTTTCTACTAATGAACCTAGAAAACAAATATGTTTCTTGTAGGTTGATGGGTGGGTTGGGTAATCAATTATTTCAAATCTTTGCGACTCTTGCTTATGCTAAGGAATGGAATCTAATTCCAATATTCCCTTATAGTGAAAAATTAATGACAGGAACAATACGAAACACATATTGGAACAGTTTTTTGAAAGGATTATATTTTTACACGACAAACAATAACAATATCCCCTTCACAAAAGAACAATTGAATACCACCCCTATGCTAAGAGAACGTGCATTTATTTATAATAAACTCCCAGGTATTCAAGACATGTATTGTTTTAGTTTGTTTGGATATTTCCAGAGTTATAAATATTTTATGAAATATCAAGACTATATTTATAATAGTATTAATTTAAAAGGACAACAAGAAAAGATTAAAACTACATATGCTTCTTTATTGTCTTCTGATAAAACGAATATAAGTATGCATTTCCGTTTGGATGATTATATATCTATCCAAGATTGTCATCCCTTGATGACCTATACATATTATGCCAATAGTTTACATCATATTACTGAATTTGTGACGACTCCAATTCGTTTGTTATATTTCTGCCAAAAAACGGATTTGGAAACGGTATCAGGTATAATTACACAATTGAAGCAAACTTTTCCTTCCATTGAATTTATGTATGTAGATTCTGTTATGGAAGATTGGCAAGAATTGTTATTAATGTCTTGTTGTCATCATAATATTGTTGCCAATAGTACGTTCAGTTGGTGGGCTGCATATTTTAATCAAAATCAATACAAAATTGTATGTTACCCTGATACCTGGTTTGGACCTAAGCTTTCTCACAATACTAGTGATTTATGTCCCCCTGAATGGACAAAAATAGTTTGTAAAAATTGATTAAAGAGTTTGTTATTGACTAATTATACACTAATCACTATGAATACTAATTCTGAAATCGAACTCCAGCAAACTATTTCCTTGTTAAATTCTATTCCTTATGTTCAAAAGCTTCGTTTGCATAATGAAAAATTACTAAATAAAAATAAAAAACTGAAAATAATAAATAAGTCATTACACGCAACAATTTATACCTTGACTGAATACAAAGATGAAAAGAAAAAGGATAAAAAAAATAAGAAAAATAAGAAAAAGGTGTTGTTTGAAGAAGTTCGTAACAAGAAGATAAAAGAGGAACCTGTGGATACGACTCCCTTGGTTGTTAATGAAACGGTTATTGAAAAGACAGTTAGTTTTTACTATTGCCAACATTGTGACTATTCAACCAGTGATAAGATTTCATTGGATGAACATGTGACAAGGGCTCATTTGGAATTGGAATTTGAGAAGTTTGCCTCATTACGTATTGAAACTGATGATACTGGTAAAATTGCCTATGAAGAACTATGTAATGATTTCAATGTATGGTATAGAATAAATGTAAATAGCACGGTACCTAAGAAAACAGATATTATGCGTGTAATGAATAAACTGTTTGGTGATAAGTTTCAGGAGAAAAAGCCCGTTCTATGGACCGGAGTATCTTTGAGTTATGACTCGTTTCCCAAGTATGAAGGTGATAGGGACATGATTAATGTATCTTATACCGATAGAGATCCTGTATGTAATTATGATGATATTTGTAATAATATCACTACAAATAAAGACGGTCCAATGGAAGAAGATGACGAAGAGTTCACATGTAATGATTGTAACATAACTGCTCCTCATAATATGTGTTATCTATGTGAGCGTGTAGATGTTTGTGAAGAATGTGAAGGTCTAGGTGGAAATTACCTTGACAAGGAAAAAGAACATTGGATTTGCTCATCATGTGTAGAAGAACAAAAAGAAAAAGGAACCACTTGTGAACTTTGTAATAACAGTGTAGAAATGGACGATACATTTAAATTAACGAGAGAAAAGGAAAAAATAAAAGAGTCGTTTCCAGTTTGTGGTGATTGTTTGGGTGAAAATTGTGATACATTGCGTAAAGAAGGATGGAACGTAGACGACTATTTGGAGGAAGAGGAAGCTGAAGAAGAGGAGGAAGCTGAAGAAGAGGAGGAAGCTGAAGAAGAGGAGGAAGCTGAAGAAGAGGAGG